ATTATCTAGGACTATTCTATTTTCGCTTTTTCTTTTTTCTTCTTTTTTTTGCACTTCTTCGTCTCTTACGCATAGGTCTTTTATCAATCAAAACTGCAAGTGTTGATGTTGTTGTAATTCCACTCATTTCCCTACTCGTCTTTGTGCTGTTCTATGTGCTGAGGAAAAAGTTGCACCCCTTTTCATAAGTCTAGCCATTAACCTCATGTGTTTTAATGAATGATGTCTTGCATGACTATTCATTGTTTTTTGTTGTCTAGGTGTAAGGTCTTTGACAATATTTTTAATTGATGCAACTTTAACCACTATTTCTTTTTCTTTTTCTTTTTATTCTTCTTGCCCTTTTTCTTCATTCCCTTTGAATGTGAGCCTTTTCCTGTATGATATGGCATAATTACCCCCTTTTCTTTTTCTTCTTCTTTTTACTCTTCATAATCGCCTTTTGTAAACCAATAGGCAATTTTTTTTGTTTTTTAGTTAGTTTCATATTTACCTCTAATGTAGAATATAATTATGTACTCCGATTGTTATCAATACGATAATAATCGCTTGAACCCACCATTTTAAACTTACAAATGAGTCCCACCATTTTTCTATTCTTTCTTTCATCTTACCCCCTATTTCGTGAGTCCCTTAGACTTCTCTATAGTTCTGAGAGTTCCAAGACCCAATAATGAAGTTACAAGAGTCATTAAAACCCCTGTATCTAGTTGAGGAATGTTTATCACTTCATAATGAAATACTCCAAGAAAAAATAAAATAAATTTTGATAAGACAAACTCCCAAAAAATCGCTATTGCCGCCGACATTCCAATAAGCGGTCTCCAGCTTCTTTGCATAAAACCACTTAATCCACCAGCAGTAGATTGAGCATCAGCTAAATTTATAGCCATTTGTTTCTCTTGAAGTTTTGCCTCAATTTCTTTCATTTGTAATTTAAGTTTCTCTTTTTCTTCCCCTGAGAAATGTAAATCATCTACTACATTTGAAATAGTTTTTACTGTGTCTCCACCAAATATTTTACCTAACACCATATATTTTACCCTCTTCCTGTAATTGTTTACTAATTTTCATCATTTTCGTTCTAAGATCGTCATGTTGATATTTTTTACGCATCTCATTCACATAAGTTTTTTCTTCAAAAGTCGTAATTCTTTTCTTACACTTTCTCAGGTCAATTCTCTCATTTTCCTCGCCAATCTCTCGGCTCTCGCTGGTGTATGTTTCTTTGCCCATAAACTATCTAACATTTCGTTTGCCGCACTATCATAATCTTTTTTACCTAATGCTTCAAACATCTTCTTAAATTTCATAACTTTTGGCTTTCCAAGTTGAAAGCACATATGAATAATAATCTCTACACATTCATAACTAACATCTAAATCTTTACATAATGAAACAGCATCTTGATAGGCAATTTGAAAATCATACTCAAAAACTTTTTCTAATTCTTTCTGAGAATACTTAACACCCTCTTTAAATTTATCTCTTGGTAAAACTAAATGTCCATAACCTATTGTAGCAAAATTTAGGGTATCTTTATAAATCGTATCTCTATAACCCTCTTCTTCTTTTATGTGTTCTTTAACTTGTTCTAAATTCATCTAGTTCCTCCTATACCTAAATATATTTCTTCTTCTTCTTGTCTTAATTCATGCACCGCTTTTTTTAAATATACAGCCGCATCTAATAATTCTTCTATACTATTTTCTATCGCTTGTATCTTATTCATTCTGGCTGACTTCATAGTATTTTTATATTTTAGTATACCCCTGTTTGACCTATCAGCTAGTTGGTTCATCAGTTCGGTTACTATTGGGTCTTTCGTCTTTTTTTCTTTCATATTTCTCCTTTAGTTCAAGCATAGAGATAAAATTATGTCCCTGAACATGACCATCAGCCAACAACAACTGACTTACTCCATAACTCCAACCATTTGCACTATTCTTAGCATAACTTTCAACATGACCATAGTCCATACAAGTCCCTACATTCACAATCTTAACATAATTACCTCTACCCAGCTTTGAGGCTCTCCATGATCTTTCTCTATGGCTATGACCAAAAACTATATCATGCGTTGCACCATTTGAAACCTGACTAGCTTCAGCCATCTTTCCCCCAATCTCTCTACCTATTTCTGATAAAGGAACATGAACAAAAGCAACACCTTTTATAAAATGAAACTCTCCATAAGCTGAGATACCCCAACCTTTTGACATAAACATTCTTTCATATTGCTGAGAAAAAGCACCTACAACTTCTTTGTTTTCATTTTCATACTTGTATAATCTCATCTCATGGTTGCCTAAACAATAATGTTTTATAGGCTTAATATCTCCCATACCCTCATACAATAATTCTAAAGCATCTTTTGTTGCGTTTATATCAGCTAGTATTGGTGGTTTCTTTTGACCTTTGACAGTATGGTTCTTGTCAAATGTAGAGCAACTATCAAAACTACAAAAATCGCCTATACAAACAAGATGATCTGGGTTGTATTCTTTTATCTGTCTCCCAATCCAATAAAATCTTTCTAGGTCTTGCTCTGGGGAAACATGAGCATCAGGTATTACAAAAACTTTTGTTGGGTCGCTAAATGTCGTTCTTTGTGCTGGTATTCTTATTATTGGTTTTTTATATTCTTCTATAACTATTTGAGGTTTTACTTCTTTATATCTTTCCCATTCTATTCTCCAATGTGAACTTTCTAAAGCTAGTTTTTCTATCTTATCTATTTTTCTTTGAAGTGTAGTTCTAGGGATTTGCGTTACTTCTTCTACTATTTTCTTTGCACCTTTAGGGTTATGAGGTCCGCCTGTCCCTAAGGGCGGATAACCTTTATCAAGAGCTTCGTGAAGTTTTTCTTGAATAAGTTTGAGTTCGTCCCACTCTTTATCGTCCATCAGCCAAACATTCGCAAAACCCAACTCACAAATTGAGTTGCAACCATAAACCCTATCGCCCATAAAATATAATTGAGTCGGTCTATGTCTCTTTGCATATGTTTCAAATGATTGTTTTCTAACAAATCTAGTTTGTTGTAAATGTGTAGAATATGTTCTTTGGTTGTTTTAGGTGTTAATTTGCTCATAATCTTTCATGCACTTCATAAGTAAACCGATTTCTTTCTCTATTAAATCTTCATTTATAGTTTCAATTATATCATCAATAAAAATATCGCAAGATTTTAAATCTTCAAACTTAATAGGAAGTTTGCCATCATAGGCACAAAAAGGCACTATAGATATATTATAAATACAAATAATCGTATGAACAAACCACATTAACCTTGTCTATTATATTTTTTCCAAGACTTCAATTTGTGTTTGTTTTTTGGTTTAGACCTTGATGAAGCACCAATACTTGTTCTTTTCTTTACTTTATCAAAGATAGATTTACCTGTATCTATTCTTTTAACCATTCATTTGACTAAGAGGATTTTCTAATGCAAGTTTTATTCTTTTTTCTATTTTTTCTTCTAACTCATTCATATTTTTTTCCAACTTATCCGACAATGCTTCCATGCGTTCCTCAATGTCCCTCATGGTATATTTTAAGTCCTCACTATTTTGTCTTTGATCTTCCTTAATCATTTGCTCTACATCATTAACTATTCTTTCAATTCTTCTTACATCTTGTCTTAAATCATTCTTTAGTTCGTTAGCTACATCAGAAACAAGCTGTACTTCTTGAATTATCATAGATATTTCTTGCTGTAGAACATCAGACTTTTGTGTAACAAGTTCTAATCTTTTATCAAAGCCTGATAAATCTGGTGCTGAATAACTTTGTATTTTTTCTTTCATATCAAGATAATCTTTGTAAAATTCAAAGCCACCCCAAGCACCACCAATCAAAGTAGTAAGAGCAGTAATAATAACTACTATCTTTCCGCCTTTAAATTTTAGACCAGCAAATTCTAGTTCTGCCATTGACTCTCTATCATTTCATTCATTAATCCATCACTTCCTACAAACAGAAAGTAACTTGCTAAATCATTATCATTTATAACTGCATCAGGTAAAGTTTTATCTGTAAAAAATCCTACTGTGTCTTGTAATTGTTTTTGGCTATCAAAAAATGTTTTACTATTTCCTAAGACTTGCATTACAATTAAAGTTTTAGTTTGATTTGCTGAGTCATACTTACCTTTGTCTCCCATTTTTTTGACAATCTTTTTTGCGGCTTCTTCCTTTTTATTTTCTTTTGGCTCTACCTTATTGTCTTGATCTTTATCTTCCGTTTCTTCCATATCGCTTGATTTGTCCTCATTCTCCTCAGCCTCAGAAATGCTTTCTTTGTTCTCTGTCTCTTCTTGTAGATCGTTATCAGACTCATTATTAGTTTCTTCAACAGGTTCATCTTGCATCTCTTCAGGGGTTTCTTCTACAGGCTCAGGCATTTCAAGTTCAGCTTCTATCTCCATTTCAATCTCAGCTACCTCAACCTCAATTTCATTAATTTCAATTTCTTGTATCTCTAATTCTACTGTCTCATATGTTGGTTCATCAATAGTAATTGGTTCAAATGTTATACCATTATCTGTTTGAATTGGTTCATTACTTTCAAAAATATTTTCAACAACATTTATAACTTCTTCAGGTGCATCAATATTTAATGCTACAAACATTTCTACACTTGTTATTGATTGTGATATTATTTGTGTAATTGTATTATAAAAAACATCTATACGAACTGAGTCAAATAAAACTCCAACTGAAATCCCAATATCTCTTCCACCTACTTCAACAATGATAGTTGTAAGGTTGCCACTAAAATCAAAAGTATTTTCGTATATTTGAAAACCTGATGTTGTCCCACTAGCACTTAAAATATCAGTTCCAGCAAAGACTTCACTATTTCCGTCTCTCCCTGTAACATGCATATAAACTGAGTCTTGAGGGTCTTGTTTATCTACCTCAATAGAATATTTTACTTCTCCACCATATTTTATATTTAGATCAGATATATCTACAGTTTGATAAAATGTAGTTCCAACATTTGTTACTCCCATAGGACTTGTTCTACTTCTTCCATCAGTAATTTCAGCACATCTATCTGTTCCAAGCTCATTACAATAAGAACCTGATCGCATTGATGCAGTTCCAATTCCCCCCCAGTCAATATTCATTTCTCCATCTTTAGAAGAGGTAACAAAATCATTATTACTATCTAAAATATTACCTGACTCTTCATTCTCTACTGTAGTTGTTTGTATGGTTGTTTCAGTAGTTGTAGTTGTTAATATACCATCAGATTGAAACTCAATCTCTTCAGTAATTATTTCATCTAATATTATTTCTTCAACTACAGGGTCACATAATCCAACAGTAGTTGTAGAGCAATCTACAGCTTTACTAGAAAAGGATAGGCAAACCAATATACATAGCCATACCCATAATAATAAATTTTTCAAAGTCATGTAGGTCTCTTTTAGTTTGTTCTGTTTGTTTTTCTATTTCTTTTTTAGTAATCCAATTTTTTTCATCTAACAAAAAACTTCCCTCAGGTATTAAATGTTTATTTACAAGCCATTCTTCTTTAGCTTCTAAACCTATTTTACCATTTATAGGTGGATATGTTCCAGCACTCCACATAGCATCAAAAACTCTGTAGTCTTGCGTTAATAAACTTACAGCCGCAACTTTCATACCCATAGCATATAGTTGCCTTGATAATTTTATTCTTTCACAGTTCTCATCTCTTATTGTTACTCCTGTTGCCAAGCCAAGAACATTATTTTGAATACTAGCACTAGCCGCACTTTTACAAACATCAGAATTATTGACTACAACTGATGGTGCGTTAGCTGTACTTGGTGTTGATGTAACTACAGTTGAACTTACTGTGTTTGTTTCTGCTTGAATAGAATAACTAAATATTACAATGACAGTAAAAAAAACAAGAAATAGAATATTTTTCATCTTGCAGTGACAGGAACGCCCTTACTACTTACAAATGGGTGTTCTGCAAATGCCATGTAGATATAAGAATCTCCAGAATTATTCCAACTAACACCTGTTCTTCGTATTTTAAAACCATTTGATAAAAGGTCTATACCATTGGCAGCGGTGCTTTCGGCATCATTTGTATTTGCTACTAAATAACTTAATGCTTCATTATCTATATCTCTTTTATTATCATACATAAGCCAGTTACCTGTAGAGCTACTTCTTTTAAGAATAATCCAAGCTGGCTTAAATCCTGTATAAACAAATGCACCATCTGCATTGCCATTACCTGTATAGCTACCAAATTTGCTAAAACCCTGTACTTCTTTCCAAGCCCAACAAACATAAGTTGAACCATCTCCATTGATAACAGCATTATTACCACAAGCTATTTCAGTAGAATTAGGGGACGTATCATCAAACCTTGTAGCTGAATCAACAGTTGCATCAGTTGTATTTAATAATAAATAATCTGTTGCAGGATCAGAAGTATTTTTATGATGATAAACTAGCCAATCTTCTGTTCCGCTTCTTCTTTTAATAATAAACCAAGCTGGTGTTGAACCTAAACCATGTAAAAAAGTATGCCCTGTTCCTCCTGTTCCTGTGTAAGTAATAATTGAAAATCCAGCTGTCGTATTTGCTTGTACTGAACAAGCTATTTGACTACCACTTTCTGATTGTGAATTTGTTTCTGTTCCGCCATTTGCTTTCCAACCCCAAGCAACAAAAGTTTGACTATTTGCATTGACTGTTCCTGTAGAGTCTAAAGAAAATCCATCAGAATTAAAAGCGGTTGTTCCTGTTGCACCACCCTCTCCATCAGTTGCATGGACTAGTAATCTATTACCTATACCTCTTTGACTATCTCTTATGATTGGGTCAGAATTATCGCCTCTACTTTTAGTCCATAACATATCTGGTTGCATATCGGAATTACCATCAAAGTTTATTGATTGTGATGAACCATTTCCTGTATAGGTCACTGTTTGATGGTATAGTGATGGATCGTCTATTGTTGTATAAGCCATTATCCGTACTCCGCTAGGTTTTTAGTACATAATGCAAAATAGCCACTAGGTGGTGCGTGTTCAAAATTACCATGACCCTCTGAATCAGAATTACCGCTTGATATAGAAAAAGGTGCATTACCAAAATTGTATTGATGATTTCCTTGACTACCAGAACTATTATCAGCCATTAATGGTAACATGTAATTTCCTAATGTAAATGTAGCACCTCCCGTTTTACTTGCACCACTTGCTGGATTACCGCTATTTTGATAAGTGTTATTTTTTGCAAAATATACAGCACCATTATCAGCATCAACAGCAACTCCAATTATATCTCCATCATCATAAGTTGAACCTGTGTAAACTGTTCCACTAGAATTATTTACATTTCCAGTTTCAGAGTCATATGTTACAGCATTTTTTGAACCTAAATTTATATCTGATGAAGTTTGAATATCTGAGTCAACTATTCCAGCTGTCATTGTGTTTGATATTAGTTTTACTTCCCAATACCATTTACCATTTGCAAAACCCATAGTGCCTTGACATTTTTGTCCGTTAGATTGTCCTGTTGTACCACCATTTGTTAATTCAAGATTACCCTGTCTAAAAGAACCATTTGCTCTTAAATCACTACCAGCGGATAAAGGATTTAATGTACAAAAATTATTTGTACAAGTATCTGTTTTTACTTCTTCTACATTTATAGAATTATCATCAAAATGATGACCATTACCACTTGTATCTGCACCTTTTCCACTAGCATCAGCACTTGTTCCTGTTTGTTTAAATTCTAAAAAAAAACCATTATTACCATATGTACCCTGATATTTTTTTGGTATCCAAACACCATTATCATTGAATTCACCAAATTCAGTTGGTAATAATTGTTGTCCATCTATTCCGTTAAATTCACAAATATATCCGTCATAATGTCTATTAGCATCACTATGGCTTCTTCCTATGTCATGATCTTGATCCATAAAAAAACTATGGTTAATATTTTGGGTAACAGCATTATATGTTTCAAAACTTGTTTCTTGAACTCCATTTACATAAAATTTTATTCTATCTGTTCCTGTGCTTTGTGTCGTATCCATAGCAAATACTATATGATACCAAGCACTTACATCTCTAAAAACTCTATTTGTTCTTATTTTCATAGTTCCAGCCGATACAAAACTTAATTGATCAGTTGATCCATCAAAACGAATTTGGTCGTTGTCTTGATTGCTGAAAATTACTTGATGTCCTGTGCCACTTCCTGTTGTTAATCTACATCTTTTTACCCAAAAACTTACTGTATTTTTTTGTCTGTCAGTTGCAGTTCCGCTGAAAGTTTTTGCAAGTCTTCCACCATTAGACCTATTTATGTAAATTGAATTACTTACTTCATAACCTGTATCTAATTGGTTTCCACCTATAGCAAAAGGCATTTAATCGTCCTTAGTTGGAAATTCGCCTAATGGTCTAGAAGTAACTCCGTCTGTTGTTGTATAAGTAAACAAAGCCGCTAGTTCATCAACATTTGAAACTGCATCTATTTGATCTTGCATAGAATTACATTTAGTTCTTACTGAAGCTCTCCAAGTTTTCCAACCACTATTCATAGTTGTTGATGTTTCTTTTGCTTTAATAACTCTCCAATCACTTGATGCTAAAATACCAGCACATTGTTGATCTATCATTTCTTTTTTAATTGTTTTTAATCCTTTAATAACAACAACAGGGTCTAGTTCTACGCCATCTTCATCTGTTGCGTTAGCGTCATCAATAGCTTTAGCTGTTGCTGTGCCATAAGAACCTACAACTTCATTTCCGTCAACAGCATAAGTAATATTTGTATTGATATACCATGCTTCATCTTTTTTATTAGTTGTGTCTATTCTAACAGGATAAATTCCTATTGCTAATCTTTCTTCATCTGTCCATAAAGTAAATATTGAAGATGGGTGTTGAACTCCATCTATAGTTATTCCTTTGTTGCCTTTTGGCATTTGAACAATATTACCATCTTGAACTAGTGCAAACATATTATGATAAAGTTAAGTTAAGGTTTCTACCAACTTCTAAAAATTTAGAACCATTGTATCTAAATACAAATAAATCTCCTTTAGAAGCAGTTGTTGTTAGTGTTGGTGCTGTATCATCTTTAAATTCATAAACAGCATTAAATGAAAGCGTTCTACTACCTGTTCCGTCTTGTATAACTAATAATGATACAAATTGACCAGCTACTCCATTTGTAGCCGCACCTAATGTTCTACTTGCACCAAGTGTTACTTTTGCAACAGGACTTGATTGTACGTCCCAAGAAATTGTTGATGCGTCTGTTAATGTTGCTTCAGGAAAGTATGCGGCATCATTAAATTTAAATTTGCCTGTTCCTTTTGTTGATAATGATAATCCAACATTTGAATCTCCACCATCTACTGCTAAACCTACATCATTACCTGTAGCCGCATTTGTTAATTCTGCAAAATTTACAGCACTAGCAGTTGTTTGAAATATTAACTGTTCATTGTTGTTTTCATCAAATAAACCATGAGCATCATCTATTTTTATATTTGCTGAATTAGTGTCTAAGTCTCCACCAAGCTGAGGTGTAGTATCACTAACAATATCAAATGATACTGTGCTATCAATAAAATTTATTGTGTTAGCTGAAGTATCTACAGTAGCAAAACTTATATCATCAGAACCATCAAAAAATTTAATTTCTAAAGAATTTGACCCTGAGTTAGTGGTATCTAGCCAAATAGTTCCTGTAGTAGCGGAACTTGGTCTTGAAGTTCCACTATGCATAGAATTTAACGCACCTAAGATATTATTTAATTCTGTTCTAAAAGCCGAAAACCCCTGATTTGCTAAAGAAACATCTGAAACTTGACTCATATATATCCTATAAACATTTATGAAGAACTTTTCAAGCCATGACCTACAGCCACAAAGTCAAAAGTTCTATTTATATTTGTGCCACTTGAATTTTTAAAGTCTATGTCAAAACCTGTTATAGCTTTGTTTGATATTGTAAAAAAATCTCCTGTAGCCATATTTTGTGCCGCTATACCTATTGATGGTATTGCAAAGAAAGCATTAGTGAAAGTGACAGATTTTGTAGAAGTTCCACTTGCTACATCTTCCCCTGTTTCTTGTCTTTTTTGCATTTTAATGTCAATAGAAATACCAGATACAAATGCTCTTGTTTTAAAATTTTTATTTGCTAATCGCAACCTAAATTTAAAATATCTTCCTTTAAATGTCGTAGAAGTATTCATAGGCTGAAAACTTGTTGCATTATCTAAAGAAGTTGTTGAAGTAGCAATCTGTAATTGTACTGT